AAGACAAGAACTCAAGTAGGAGCATGAAATGTTGCAACGTTGGATTGCCGCACTTAATACGATAAGTTCTCCAATTCTAGCTGTACTTGTCATAGTAATTGGTTGTGCTTTTGCTGTAGTATGCAAGCAGTTTGGAATTGATGGAAATCTTGCAGCCGGTATTATCGGAGCAGGAATTGGTTTATTAACTGGTCAGGTCATCTCCTCAAGTCGCACACAACAAGGCGGAGATAAAGAAGCTACGATGCAGCAAAATACAGGAACTCCTGCTGGATTAGCAGCTACAGTACCACAAGGACGCTAAAATGCCATATCAACCACCTACTGAAGTAACGCCGAGGCTCATAGGACCGGATAATTATAAGGATATTTGTGACTTTATCAAGGACAAAGTTGCACATTTGGATCGGCGTCTTCAGACATTTCGCACTGAAAAACTTCCTGAGTATGTCCGTCTCTACAAGGCCCGTCCGAAGAATAAGGAAGCTGATTGGCCGTGGCCCGGCGCGGCCAATCTGGTTATACCGATTATTGGTACGTCGTGCGATGAATTGCTGGCACGTGTGGTAGCTGGAAAGTGGATGTATGATCCTCTGTGGGCGGCCACAATGAGTGGAGATTTGCCTACTAAAGATGGAGAAGAGCTAAAGCAAGTAATTCAAGATTTCCTCATGGACATGGCTTATGATCCAGAAGAACTTGATCTCTATAGAGTAGAACAGTCGGCTGACCATAGTGCGATTAAGTATGGCACAGGAGTTATTTATACTCCTTATGAATTTGAGGAGCAGGTCGAGCGACAGTATATTGGCGGTGGAGAAACAGAAAGTTCGCCTGTAGAGTCGAAAGAAAATGTATTCACTAAGCGCGATGGTCCTCATCCTGAGTTGCTGCCACTTAATCGTTTTATCTTTGATCCTTCAGTGCCGAAGTTAGAAAATATGAAGCTTTTTGGTCATATTGATGCTTTGGATATGTGGGCACTGCAAGACCTAAAGTCTAAGAGTCCTTATTACAAACAAGAAGATATAGACTATCTCTTAAATCAACCTGATGCAGTCCAAGAAACGGAGATGGAGCGTGAGATCAACGAACAGTTTTCTATCGACGGAAGCGGTGTGGATTCTGGCGCTGCTCGCTGGTATATTTATAATCTGCATTTTACGTTCCTGCTCAGTGGAAAAACCTACGCATTTCAGGCCAAGTATCACAAGCGTTCAGAGCGTATTCTTTGGATAGCGTTTAATAACTATCCAAAGAATATGTTACCATACCAGGATATGAAACTGGCTTATGATGATGAGTCGTATCTTGGCACAGGGTTCGCTGAGATGATTCATATGGTGCAGAAGGAAGTCTCGAATAATAACAACTGGCGTACAAACAATAGAAACTATGCTATGTTGGGATTGTGGAGGATTGATCCTGAGTGCAAACTGGGTAGTATTTTGGATATATTTCCTGGAGCTGGAATACCCGCTAGAAAAGATGAGATTGAGTGGTTAAAGCCTGGGACAGATTTGGGATATAGCGATAGTCCTGACCAGTTTCATATGTCTATAGCCAAAGAACGTACTGGTGTTGATCCTGCTACTGGTGGTACAGGTGGTGGGATTATGAATCCGAAGCGTGGAATATACTCTGCGGCTGGTACATCAATGGTGATGATGCAGCAGAATAACAGGAATAATCTTCGGACTGGAGATTTAAGATCAGCTCATGTGAAACTTGGATTGAAGTTCCTGACTATGTACTCACATTTTGGCATTGGCTCGAAACTTGCTAAGTATGGTACACGCGCTGAGAGTTTGAAAAAGGCTCTTGATGCTTACAAGGCTGGTACACTAGGTCTTCGACTTAGACCAGCTTCGGCTTCGATGAATAAGGAGCTAGACAGACAGAATGATATCTTGCTGTCTGATCGTCTTGATAGAATCTATCAGAGCCAAGCACAGGTTATTCAGGCGCTTGCTACTCCTGGTATAGCTCCTGATCTTCATCAGTATTATATGGACATGCTTCTTGCAACAAGGGCAACAGGAATAGCTTTGTTGCGTGCATTTAACAAAGATAATATAGACACAGTGTTACCATCTGTGGATAAGATTATCGAAAACGCAATGCAGCAGGTAGAGCAGGCTGCTAAAGCAGGAGCAGGGAATGGAAATCAAAACGGTAGCAGACCTAATTCCGTATCATCAGTCCCTTCAGGAGCTATGGCTCAAGGAGGAGTTCCAGCCAGTACTAATACTTTTGGCTAGTCTTAGACAGGAGGCTATTTCTAAGATTGAGAATATGCCACCTAATTTAGAGGCCAGCACAGCTAAGGCTGGAGCGTCAATTATTAGTACAGAGTTGAGATTTACCGGGCTTTTACTAAATCTTCCAACTCGACTCAAGGAATTGGAAGAACAGATTAAGCAGAAGGAACAGTTAGTACTAAAGATGAAGCACTCGCAGGAAGGGGGTAACGTCTGATGGCAAAGATGTGGTGGCAAAAAGCTGGAGATAGTGAAGAGAAAACTGAGATTCCAGAAGACCTCAAGAAACAACTTGAAGCTGGAGTTAAGGCATCAGAGGAACTTCCTAAGTTGACTGCGCTGCTTCAAGGTTTAGCAGATACTCAGGCTGCTGATGTTGCTGCTAGGAAAAAAGAAAAGGATGATGCCGCTGCGGCGAGTAGTAGAGCAGCATTAGAAGCTAAGAATGGTACTCTGGAGGAGCAGATTGAAGCTCTTATGCTAGAGGGTCGAACTAAGGATGCGATAGCACTTGCTACTCAGCCAACAAATAATGCCTTACTGACTATCCGAGCAGACCAGATCAAACGGGAAGTTTTTGAAGATAAGGCTGAGGAGTTTAAGTATTATCATGGAGATATTAAGAAAGAAGTAGATGCGCTTCTTAATGCTCAACCGCTTGCCTTTAGAAACGATCCTGCTAATGTAGCAAACTGCTATCACACTATCGTAGGTAAGCATACTCCAGAGATCATGGAAGGTAAGATTAAGACTCGGTTTGCTGCTGGAGAAGGTTCCAGAGGTACATCAAGCGGAGCTGCTGGTGGAACAGGTACAGATGCTCACGAACCGATTAAACTTACCGACGACATTCGTAAGGCTGCAAAACTCTTAGGTTTTAAGCCGGAAGAGTATGTTAAAATTCTAGATGACGAAGGAGTTGGCTATGTCTAGTCCTGAAGCTACAAAGATTGCTGCTGCCGTAGTCGATCCTACAAAGTCTACCAATGAGCTTGCGAAAGCAGTGGCAGGTGTTCTCAAGGATATGAAGGCTGCTAAAGTAGCAGCTGCTTTACCAGTAGCTCCTAATTGGGCTACTATGACCGAAGCAGATGCTATGCAGGCAAGTACCTACATTCCAGCAATCGACCATGAGTTGCCTGATTACTTAAATGTGGTATTAAAAGACCCTGAGTATATGCCTGTGTGGGGTCACAAGGATCAGCGTAGACTTGGCGCTCTACAGGCTATGGGTTATGAACTTTTGAAGCCTGAGCATATTCATCCTAACTTCAAGGAAGTGCTCAAGTTCAACTCAGAGGGTATGCTGGAGTGGGAAGATGTAGTTTGTCTTCGTGTTCACAAGAGTATCCTCTTTGCAAAACGTAAGAAAGTGATTGAGCTTTCCAGAAAACAACTTAGCAACACGAGCCGCCCTCCACGGACTAAGGCTCCTGGAAAGTACGAACTCGAAGACGAACTCGATCTCGGTGGCTTAGAGCTGTATAATGCTTAGGCTAGAACTTTAACTCGTAGCTTAGCAGGGAGCTATTTAACGTAGGGAAAGGAAATAAAGCACATGGCCGCAGCAAATCTCACGGTTCATTTGCCGATAATCCAGGTACAGAATAAGGCAAATACTACGCCTTTTACCTGTGCTCAGCCAGAAGCGGCATCGCAGCAATTTCAATCTGGCGTCCCAGTGCAACTGAATAGCTCCGGCTATGTTCAACAGTGGGATGGAACTACAGTAACAGCGGGGATTCTGGGTGTTTCAGAATCTTTTGGACTTAACCTTGGTAGTGCCGGTGCGGGTGCTCCTGCTCTGCCTTTTGGTGGGATTACTGGATCGGATGCTATACAGACTTGGGGACAGGTTCCAAATCAGCCCAATGGTGTAAACATCGCTCTAGGAACTCCTGTATCAGATGGTCGGACATTGTTCGTAGAGCCGAATTTGGACAACATTTTCCAAGCATTGTTTGATAATGCGGCTGGATCTGTTGCTGCTGATTGGACTCCTACTCAGGCAGATATTGGTAAGAAGTATGGTCTGACGGCTGATTCTACATGGGGTTTCTTCTATGTAGACAAGAACAAGACCGCTGGCAATGCGGTAGTGCAAATTGTGGCGCTGCCGATGGGTTCTTACCTTAATGCACCTGTAAACTTCGTATTCCTCACAACCGCTGTTCAAGTAGCTTAGTCGAAGGAGATTAGCAAATGCCTCAAGTACGAGCAAAGTTTGCACAGTTAATGCAGCCGGGGCTGAGAAAAATCTACTCCGACTTCCTTGACTCTTCGTTGAAGGCTTCGGATTATCCAAAGGTCTTTAATGAGATGGATTCGGATTCTCAATATGAGCAGTTCCTAGAGATGGCAGGAATCTCTGCACTGCAAGAGAAACCAGAAGATGCTTCTACCGCGTATGTGGAGATGAAGCAGGGTGCGTCAAAGCGCATTGAACCGTTGACCTATTCTCTTGGAATGAGAACTTCCAAGGAATTGTATGATGACGATAAGTATGGGTTGGTTGGAAAGAAGGGACCGACGTTGTTAGCACGGTCGGCGGCCTTTACTCAAGAGATGATTGCGTGGAATGTGTTTAACCTCGGCTTTACTAGCGCGGTTACTACGTTTGACTGTAATCCACTCTTTTATAACCAACACGCTCTGCTTGGTGGTGCTCAGGCTACTCAGCTTGCTCCTGGTGCTGCTGGAGTTATCTCTGCTGCTGGTACATGGCCGAATCGGCCTCCGGTGGATATTGATTTCTCTGTAGCTGGATTGCAACTTGCTACTAACTATGCTGCACGCATGGTTGATAACATGGGTTTTCCAATCAGGCTAAAGTGGCAGCATCTGATCACTCCTCCTGAGTTGAGGTTCCTTGTTAGAGAGATTTTGGGTTCTCCTGGGAAGCCTTACACGGGAGATAACACCATTAACTCTCTGTTGCCTGAGGATTACAAGAACTTGGAAGTTCCTTGGCTCAACAGTCCGAGTGCATGGTTCTTGGTTGCCGAAAAACAGGATCACTCTCTGACGGTTATTCACAGAGAGAAGCCTTCGACAGACTTTGACGACGACTTCGATACAGATGCGATTAAACAGAAAACTCGTTTAAGAATGGCAGCCGCTTGTCCTCGTTGGCAAGGTGTGTTTGGTACACAGGGACCGTAGGATTGTAGCAAGAAACTTTGCTACGATAGTGAGAAGGCCGGTTGACCCTGCTCCGCCGGCCAACTCACTCTGAGGATTCTGAATGGGCTTTTTTGCACAAACCGGACTCAAACATACCTACTGGACTGGACCGTGGCATTATTGTGCCAGATGCGATTCAAAGACAAAGATAGCGGAGGATATGGAGTGGGAACGTGGACTGTTACTTTGTCCGAAATGTCAAGATGCTAACGGTACACCGGGATTACTGGGAGAACGAGATGTTAAGATTGCACAAGTTCTCGCAGACGGTAAGCAAGAATTTGTACCAGTAGAAAAGTTGAGGCGCCCGGATTTTGCAGAAGAAGTTGAAGATTTTCTAGTCTAAGAGCGCGAAGGCGCTGGAAGGATTGCCATGAGTATTTCTGAAGGAAGGTTTGAAGGAAACACGCCCTATCCAGACCTTCAGTTTTTTGTGGACGCTTTGTGGTTTACGGACATCGCAGGACTGGCTACTAAAGCAAGTGCAGGCCCAGGTTTGATGGTGAGCCATGTTCCTGCTACGGATGCAAGCACATTTTTTGCCAATCTTGGTGCTTTGTTGAGGACTGGAGTATATGCCTCGACTTACGATCAATCTGAATATGGTACAGCAGCTTCTGTTGCTGGGCCATCGACTGTAGCGGGTACAAGTGGTCCTCTGGCATTATTGCCTGGGATTCCTCCACTTACTGCTGCCCAACTTGCAACGCTAGGTGCTATGCAGAGTGGTCCTATTCCAAAGGGTACGCAAATTAACTCCATTGACGTGATTTATACTGTCAATGGGTTGGCTGCTGCTGCTGCTACAGTTGGTTTAACAGCTACGTCTTTTGCTAATGCAACTGCGCCGGTGGTTAAGAACTTGATTGCTCTTGGTGCCAACGGTCTTCCTACAGCAGTTCAAGCTACTCCCTATGTTAAAAACATAGCAGTAGCGACACCTGCTATGATTACCGCTGCGGACACTGAAGTAATTGCTAATGTGAACTTTACTGGTGGCGCTACTGGTACTGTAGATTTCTACGGTATTGTAGTCCATGCTTCGTACAACTTTAACTAAGAAAGGAGTAGCCAATGGCTAATGATTTCACAGGTCGTATCTGGCGAGTCACAGCAGCCGGAACTACTCCTTTCGGTGTGGCAAATGCTAGAATTAAAGGTGGTTCCTGGACTGGCGGTACGGCAGGGAATACCTTTACAATCACAGACGGAGATGGTAGAGTTTACACTTCTACCTGGTCTGCCAACTCACAACAAATAACCTTCGGAGAATTGGGCTGGTTAGAAGGCCCAATTACATTCGGTGGTACGTTTACTGGTGAAATTGATCTGTACCTTGCAACTAAATAGGAGTTACCGTGGGTCTTATTAAGGAAAGCGAACTCTCAAACGGTAATATCGGGCTTGAAATTACCTACGGTGGAAGGGAAGCTCCTTTCGGCGGCGTGGATACGTCTGCGCCGCCAGCTTATATTGATCCCAAATGTTTTACAAACTGTGATGGGTTTATAGTT